GACGGTCGCGGTAACTACACGGCCGTCGGAGTAGAGCTATTCAAGGACGCCTGGTGGGTGATGCAAGATCATATCATCCACCCACCAGGTACCGTGCCCTCATACTGGCCGCAGCTGCCGGTCCTCCCTAACTTTAGACCGGCGCCCGGCTCAGTGAGGAGCCACGGTGCGGTTCATTGCCGGGTCCAGCCTGATGGGAAGGCCCGGTTTTACTACGCTCCCCCGCGCTGGTTGCAGTTCCTGATGGACCCTTGGGCCCGAGTGTTATATCGGGCGCTCAAGGCGATCCCTCAGGACTTCACTTACAACCAGCATGCCGGGGCGGAGCGGGTCGCCGAGTGGCTCAAGGCCGGTAGGACCGTATGGTCCTTCGACTTGAGCTCGGCGACCGACCGGTTTCCCTTGGCTGTCACCCGGACGGTCCTGTGGTCCTTGTCGTCGAGGGCCAACAGGCCGTGGGTGGATCTGTTCTGCTGGATTTCGAGGCTACCCGCTCGGGCGGCCTACCCCGGGGCCAGCTCAGAGACCATAAGGTGGCGATGCGGACAGCCTTTAGGGACTGTGCCGTCGTTCGCCGCCTTCGCCCTGAGCCACCATGCGGTTGTCAGGGCGCTCTGGGCTCGGCTCGGCGGCGATCCGAGGGAGGCCCCGTACTGTATAGTCGGGGACGACCTCGTGATCGCCGACCCGAGGCTGGCGGAGGCCTACCGAGAGTTCTCCACCAAAGTACTTGGGGTGGAGATCTCGGAGCCGAAGTCCCTCGCGGGGAGGCTTGGCGAGTTTGTTGGGCGGCTCATTGCCCCAGATGGAATAGGGTTCAAGCTCAAGGCGCCTCAGCGCCTTGACTACCGAACCCTCGCAGCTTACCTGTCCCTTATCGGGACAAGGGCGCTGCGCATCTGGAGGCAATCTCTACTCAGGGATCTGATCGCGCTCATCCCCAGGGAAGGATACCCTGGGAGCAACCCAGGGGGCCTTCCTAGGGAGAGCGTCGATCGGTTCCTGGTAGAGTACTTCGCCTTAGAGCGCGAAGTAGAGCCGCCCCGGCTCTTCGCGGTCGACCCACGCCATACTGTCGAGGCCCGAATTGGGCCTCTATACAGTATGAGCGTGGTTCTCCCGCGAGAGCCTACCGCCACCGAGTGGGCGCCGCGAGGCGCCGCTGAGTGCGGGCCGGCCGGCGAGCCGGTGAGGTCTCACTATGGTGAGCCTCAGCCGGCTTCCGACCGTTCCCCCGGCTGGCTCCGCCGGGTTCGGGAAGCTGCCAGGCGCTCGGGTATATCCGAGGTCTGGCGGCTCATCCGATCCGGCAGATGGAGCCGGCGCGGTGGCGGCCAGGGCCCTCAGGCCGCATGACACGCGAGTTCGTT